GTCTATCCTACTATATCTTCTGGTAAGTCAACTAAAGTTATTATCATATCTACCCCTCACGGGATGAATATGTTCTATAAACTCTGGCATGATGCTGAGAGAGGTAAGAACGAGTACACAACAACAGAAGTACACTGGTCTCAAGTACCAGGTAGGGATGCTGAATGGAAGAAACAGACGATTGCTAATACATCTGAAGAACAGTTTAAGGTTGAGTTTGAATGTGAATTCTTAGGATCAGTTGATACATTAATATCTGCTGCTAAGTTACGTACTCTGGTATATGAAGACCCATTGAAACGTAGTGCAGGGTTAGATATCTATGAGGAACCTATTAAGGATCATATCTATGTTATGGCTGTTGACGTTGCTAGAGGTGTGAGTAAGGATTACTCTGCATTTACTGTTATTGATACGACAGAAATACCATATAAGTTGGTTGGTAAGTATAGGAATTGTGAGATTAAACCAATCATGTTCCCTAACATCATCCATAATGTTGCAATGGCATACAATCATGCTTATGTGATGGTAGAAGTAAATGATATTGGTGGGCAGGTAGCAGATATACTACAGTTTGATCTAGAGTATGATAACCTTCTCATGTGTGCTATGAGAGGTCGTGCAGGTCAAGTAGTAGGACAGGGATTCTCTGGTAGTAAGACACAGTTAGGTGTCAAGATGACTACTACTGTTAAGAAAACTGGTTGTTCTAACCTTAAAGCATTGTTAGAGGATGACAAATTACTTCTTGCAGACTATGATATAATATCTGAGTTAACTACCTTTATTCAGAAAGGACCAGCATGGCAAGCAGAGGATGGTTGTAATGACGACCTCGCTATGTGTTTAGTTATCTTTAGTTGGGTTGCTCTTACTGATTATTTCAAAGAGTTGCATGACTCTGACGTTAGAAATCAGATCTATCTAGAACAGAAAGAAGCAATCGAAGCAGATATGGCACCCTTTGGTTTCATTGAGAATGGGCTTGAGAGTGAAGTTTTTGTTGATGAAGATGGAACTACTTGGAAACAATCTGAAACATCTGAATATGGTGAGTCGCAAGGAGAATATATGTGGGAATACCTTTACTAATGAACATAGACAGGCAGATTGGATTAGAACATCTATTATTTGTTCAGCGTAAATGTAGAGTTTGTGGAGAATCAAAAGATTTATTAGAAGGATTTTACCTTACACGTAAGGATAGAGGTGATCTTCCTTCAGCATACTCCTATGAGTGTAAGAAGTGCACTATAAGTAGGGTTAAAGAGAGTAGACATAAATGTAATTGCACTCAATCATATCCTGATTGGTAGTTCACGTGTTGTTTCCCCGTTGAAAAAGTAGTTTTTAATAAATAATTTCAGCATCAGAACTGAACATTCTCAGGAGATAACAGATGGCATCGACGCAGCTTTCCCCAGGGGTTGTTGTACTAGAGAGAGATCTAACAACAGTAGTAAACGCAACGGTAGATAACGTTGCTGCTATTGTAGGTTCATACGAAAAAGGACCAGTAGAAGAAGTAATTTCAATTACTTCCGAAGCAGAACTACTCTCAGTATTCGGCAGACCCAACGATTTTAATTACGAGTATTGGTTCGCAGCAGCACAATTTGTGTTGTATGGCGGTACTCTTAAAGTTATTCGTGCAGATAACGCATCACTAGCAAACGCTATTGATACTGCACAATTTACTGTCACAAGCTTTAGTGCTGCTGACACGACTCTAACTGTCGCTGACTCTACGGACTTCGACGTTGCAGATATCTTACTAGTTGATGCTGAACTTTTAACAATAGGTTCACTCTCTGGTAATGATGTTGTTGTAAGTCGTGGCCAACTATCTACTTCTGCTGCTTCTCACGTTGCTGGTGCTAACATAACGTTGATTGAAGCTGGTGGAACAAATACCACAATTAATGAAGGTGGTACTTTTTCAGATAGTGACGTAACACTAACAGTTACATCTGCTGCTTCTCTTGGTGCATCAACTAACGACTACATCAGAATTGATGATGAGTTCTTAAGAATCACTGGTGTTGCTGGTAACGACCTAACTGTTACTCGTGCACAACTTGGTTCAACTGCTGCTGCACATACTAATGGTTCTACCGTTACTATTCAGACAGTAACCACAAACAAGACAACTATTAACGAGCAAACCTCAACAGGTATTACTCCACCATTAGTTAAAAATCTTTCCTCCTATGAGGCTACTGTAGAAACCGCCACTAACAACTGGAAGTGGGGAGCACGTAACCCAGGAATTTATGGTAACTCTCTTCGTGTTGTTACTACTGACGTTGGTGCTGATCAGATCATCTATTGTTCACAACCTCCTACTACTGAGTGGGCGTTTACAAATGGTGCTGAAGTTGCATACTCTGCAGCAAACACTTATGCTAAGGTTTATCACTACAATGTAGTTCTAACTCTTAAGACTGGTTCAACTCTAGTTGGTGACTGGGCAGCAGATAATTTCTTTACTGCTAACTCTGGTAACGTAACTGGACGTGTTGTTGCTTGGGATCGTAAGACTCGTAAGTTAGAGATCACAATCGACTCTAGTTCATCTGATGTATTTGAAGTTAACGATGCAATTACTGAACTAGCAAATAACTCTGGTTCTGCTGGTAGTGCAACTGGTGACTCTGGAGAGATCGAGAACATTCAACGTCGTTTATACGTATCTTTGAATACTGGTTCACCACGTTTCTTATCTAACCAGACAGTTAGCGATGCTAACAGTGCTTCTGTAACTATTAGTAACCAAGCAGATGCATATTCAGAAAGAGAATATTCACCTGGTCAACTTTGGGTGAACGTTGCTTCACGTCCTACAAGTTCACAGTGGGTATTAGATCGTGGTGGTCGTCATGACTTATTCCACATCCTAGTCATTGATGGAGACGGAAAACTAACTGGTACACCAGGTAGTGTTCTTGAGAAATTCATGAATGTCTCTAAGGCAACTGACGCTAAAGGACCACAAGGAGAAGCACTTTACTACAAGGATGTAGTTAAGAATAATTCTTCTTATATCTACTGGGGTTCACATGAAACTTCAGCACTATTCGATAAAGATGGTAGTGCTAACGGAAGTATTGGACGCACTGGTGTTAACACAGACTTTGATTTATTCAAATCTTCTGCTGCAATCTATGATATTGACAATCCTACAGGGGGTGCAACATCCGCTGTACAAATGCTCAATACTAAGGGTCAGTCTACTCTGAAGTATTCACTACAGGGTGGTGTAGATGGTTACACTCTAACTCGTGATAAAGTTTTGAGTGCTTATGATCTAGTAAGTGACGCTGAAACACAAGAAGTTGATTACCTACTCATGGGACCATCCATGAGCAATGAACTCGATACTCTTGCAAAAGCACAGAAGATAATTGACATTGCTGCAACTCGTAAAGATTGCATGGCATTTGTTTCACCTCCACGCAGTGACGTGATTGGGGTTCCAACAACTCGCCAAATCGTTGATCGTACTGTTGACTTCTTCGATCAACTAACATCAAGTTCATACGCTGTATTTGATAACAACTACAAGTACATCTATGATAAGTATAGTGATAAGTATCGCTATATCGCTTGTAACTCTGACGTTGCAGGTTTAACATTAAGTACAACACTTAATCAGGAACCTTGGTTCTCTCCTGCTGGTTTTAACAGAGGACAGTTGAGAAACGCTATTAAGTTAGCATACTCACCTCTGAAGGATCATAGAGATATGCTCTACAATGCTAGGGTCAACCCAATCGTTGCATTCCCTGGACAAGGCATAGTCCTCTTTGGAGATAAGACAGCACTGTCTTACTCATCCGCATTCGATAGAATTAACGTTAGACGTTTGTTCTTGGTAATGGAGCAAGCAATTGCTGAAGCAGCGAAGACACAACTCTTTGAATTGAACGATGAGTTTACTCGTCAGTCATTCAAGAATATAGTTGAACCCTTCATGCGTAGGATTCAATCTCGTCGAGGTGTTGTTGACTTCCTCGTTGTTTGTGATAGCACTAATAACCCATCCGATGCAATTGATCGTGGTGAATTCTTTGCGGAGATCTTCGTGAAGCCTACACGCTCTATCAACTACATTACGTTGACATTTACTGCAACTAGGACTGGTGCATCATTCTCTGAGATCACTTCTTAAATTACCCCCTCAAATTCATTAGGAGAATAAAAAATGGGAACCAAATCACAAAGAAAATCCCCAAGTCAGGTCGAGGGCGGTTTTATAGATTCACCGATCTTTAATTTCAGAGACCAAATTGAAGATCTAGCAAGACCCAATCTGTTCCAAGTGGAAATTCAATTTCCAGATGAGGTAGCAGGAAACGGTTTACCTGGCACAGGTGGTCGTACTGGATCATCTGAAGATAGAAGACAGAAAGTAGCAGGATCAAACAATGAGACTGTTGCTGGTGGAAATAAGTTATCTACTTTCCTTGTGAAAGCAGCAAACCTTCCTGCATCTACTATCGGAGTTATCGAAGTACCCTATAGAGGTCGTACTTTGAAAATTGCTGGAGACCGCACATTCGAACCTTGGACTGTTACAGTTCTGAACGATCAAGAGTTTAGACTACGTAATAAGTTTGAAGAATGGGCTACTAAGATTCAGAACTTACAGCAGAACTTACAGGACGCTAAAGAGATTGGTGATTACCAATCAGACGCAGTTGTTCGTCAGTACTCACGTCAAGGAGATCAGAAGAAAGCGTATTCATTCCAAGGCATTTGGCCTAGTAGTGTTTCCGCAATTGATCTTGCTTGGGATACTAACGATACTCCTGAAGAGTACACCGTTGAGTTCCAAGTTCAGTTCTGGTCATTCACAGATGACGTTAACGCTGGAAACTCTGTTCAAAAGGAGACAAACTAAAACCTTCTAAATAGAACATAAGGTTAACGGAAGTATATTAATGGCAAACCTTTTTGGTTATAGTCTAGCAAGGAAGAAGGGTCAGAAATCTCTCGGCCCTTCTTTTGTGCGTAAAGACAGTGATGATGCAGCTGCACCAATATCCGCTGGTGGTTATTTTGGGCAGTATGTTGATCTAGGTGATGCTGCAAATAAAGCAAGTGACGCAGACTTGCTTGGTAGATATAGAGAGATGTCGATCCACCCAGAGTGTGACTCGGCAATTAATGATATTGTTAATGAGGCAATCGCTGGTGATCTTGATAATCATCCAGTAGATCTAGAGTTATCTAACCTCCCAGTTTCAGATAATCTCAAACGAGTTATTAGAGATGAGTTTAGCAATATACTATCACTATTAGATTTTGATAGAAAAGCATACGATTTATTCCGTCGTTGGTATATTGACGGACGTTTGTTTTTCCATAAAATGATCGATCCTAAAGATCCGAAGAGAGGTATTACGGAACTTAGGTATATTGATCCACGTAAAATTAAAAAGATTATTGAATACGACCAACCTAAGTCGAAGATTCAAAATGTAGATCCCGCTGAGGTTATACTTGCTCCTAAGTCCATTGAGTATTATATTTACTCACCTAAAGGACTGAAGGGATATGAGAAACAAGGTATTCGCATTGCCCCTGATGCTATCACGTACTGCCACTCTGGAGTACTTGACATGCAACGCAACCATGTGCTCTCACATCTTCACAAGGCAATCAAAGCACTCAATCAGCTCCGCATGATTGAGGATAGTCTCGTTATATACCGCATGTCCCGTGCTCCAGAGCGTAGGATATTCTATATTGATGTAGGTAATTTACCTAAGCAAAAAGCAGAACAATACCTCCGTGAGGTAATGTCTCGCTATAGAAATAAGTTGGTATATAATGCTGACACTGGTGAGATCCGTGATGACAAGAAGTTCATGTCCATGTTGGAGGACTTCTGGTTACCACGTAGAGAGGGTGGAAGAGGTACAGAAATTTCTACACTTCCAGGTGGACAAAACCTTGGTGAGTTAGAAGATGTTAAGTACTTCCAACGCAAACTTTACCGTGCATTAAATGTACCTGAGTCTCGTTTAGAGTCAGATACACAATTTAATATTGGACGTAGTGCAGAGATAACAAGAGATGAACTTAAATTCCAAAAGTTTATCACTCGTCTCCGCAAACGTTTCAGTGATCTTTTTAATGATCTTTTAAAAACTCAACTTGTTCTTAAGGGTGTTGTATCCCTAGAAGAATGGGATGAAATGAAAGAGCATGTCCAATATGATTACATTGCGGATAACTATTTCAGTGAATTAAAAGAGAAAGAGATATTAAATGAAAGGCTCACTGCACTTGAGCGTATGGATCCTTTCGCTGGACGCTACTTCTCTCTTGATTATATTCGTCGTCAAATCCTTAAGCAGACTGACGAGGAAATACAAGAGATTGATGCGGAGATGGAGCAGGAAATCAAAGACGGTAAGTTAATTGATCCTCTTGCTATGCCAGCTATGGAACATCAACAAATGGAGATGGCTTTACAACCAGAACCAGAGGAAGAAGAGTACCAAGGCGTAGATCCAAAGGACTATAAGAAGGGAGAAATTTAAAACACGCTAAATAAAACATGGAGTGTACATAGAATATGGCATCACAAGCATCACTTGACATTGTAAATGCGTTGTTCGCTGGTCAGAAAGACCTTTCTGATTATGTGGATGGTGCTATGCAAGACAAAGCACTTGAATCAATCACTGCTCGTAAGGGTGAGATTGGTAATAAGATCTTTACTGCCTTGTCGCAGGAAGAAGAACCAGACGCACCTACTGAAGAACCAGAGGTGGCACCTGAAGCATCAACAGAAACCGAGGAACCCGCTGATGAAACTGATAACGGAACAAATAACTGAAGCTAAAGTAGTAATCACTGAAGGTAAAGGTGGTAAGAAAAACCATTTTATTGAAGGTGTATTTTTACAAGGTGGAATAAAGAACCGTAATGGTAGAATGTATCCTGTTGGCCTTCTTGAAAGAGAAGTTACAAAGTATGATTCAACCTATATAAAGTCGGGACGTGCTTTAGGAGAACTCGGTCATCCTGAAGGACCAACCATAAACTTAGATCGTGTATCACATTTAACTACTTCTCTCATGAGAGAAGGAGATAATTTTGTGGGTAAAGCACGTATCTTAGACACACCTATGGGTAAGATTGCAAAGTCTTTACTTGATGAAGGTGTAAAATTAGGCGTTTCTTCTAGAGGTCTTGGATCTCTTAAGGAAGAAGATGGTTGTAAAGTTGTCTGTGATGACTTTATGTTAGCAACCGCTGCCGACATTGTTGCGGATCCCTCTGCACCAGATGCCTTCGTAGATGGCATTATGGAAGGTAGAGAATGGGTTTGGGACAATGGAAACGTTCAAGAACTTGAACAAATCAAGAAACGTATTACCAACGCAGCACAAGCACAGTTGCAGGAAAGAAAGATTTCCGCATTCAACCAGTTCTTGCAAAGTTTGTAAAACACGCAATCTATAAATAACTATAGCAAAATCCGCAATTGCATTACAGAGGAGACACCAATGTCTGAGGAGATTAAAAATCTGGATGAAAACCAAGTGACAAAGGACGCAAGTCCTGGAGATAAAGCCATTAAGAAGTTGGAGAACGACGGATCTGGTTTATCCCCACAAGACCTTGGAGGTCCAACCCCACAAAACAGTAAACCAACTGATGATTCTAACAAGTTTAAGATCATAGCTGGTGGTAATGCTGTTCCCCCATCAACTAAACCATCTGCTGCTTCAGGGCAGACAGCAACCTTTAGTGATAAGGGTGATGTTAAAGCAGGTCATGAACCTGAAGGCGACGTAATTGCTGAGGCTCCTGCGGAGGAAGCAACAACGGAAGAAGAAGATAAAATCCTAGAGATAGATTTATCTGCTGATGTTGCTGCTCTTACAGAAGGTGAAGACCTAACTGCAGAGTTTAAAGATAAGGCAAAGACAATCTTCGAGGCAGCCGTTGTCTCACGCCTAAACGAAGAACTAGAGCGTATGCATACTGATTATGCAAAAGTTCTAGAAGAAGAAGTCGAGTCAGTAAAAACCAAACTTGCGGAACAAGTTGACGAGTACTTATCCTACTCTGTTACGCAATGGATGGACAAGAACGAACTAGCTATCGAGCACGGCATCAAAGTCGAGATGGCAGAATCAGTTCTTGCTGGACTCAAACAGGTTTTCTCTGAGAATTACATTGAAATCTCAGATGAAAAAGTTGATTTGGTTGACGAAATGACCGAACAACTTGATGTTATGGAGAAAAAACTCAACGATCAAATTGAGCAAAACGTCACTCTTGTAAAAGAGTTAGGCGGGTTTACCAAGAATGGGATTGTGAGTGAAGTTGCAGAAGGACTAAGTTTGACTCAAAAGGAAAAACTATCCAGTCTTGCTGAAGCTGTTGAGTTTGAAGATGAAAGTAGTTACCGTGAGAAAGTTACAACTCTTCGTGAGTCATACTTCTCCACCAAGCCTGAGGTTACTTCAACTGAATTAACCGAAGATGTAAAAGTAGAGAACCAAGATGTAGCACCAGGAATGGAAGCATATGTCAACGCACTCTCTCGCTGGTCTGCAAAATCTAATTGATTTATAGATCGTTTAACCCCCTAAATTCTTATTAAAGAGGAATAAAGCAAATGTTCAAAGCAGAACATCTGCAGGAAAAGTGGGCACCTATTCTAGAACATAATGAGATTGATAATATCTCAG